ATTACTGCCCCGGTTGTGGAAGAAAAATAATAAATAATTAAGGAGAACAAATATGAGTAAAAAAGTATATCAGGATAAGTTTTATATTAAGCCAGGTAAGAAGCAGATAGTGTATGGTCATGAAGGTCATTACTATGATGTAACTAATGATGTGATTAAGGCAATGTTTCATTATATGTTACTTAACTTTGTCGAACTTAATTTTAATAAAGATGAAAAAGACCCAATCAAGATATTTGAAATTGAAGATGGAGATGGTTTTACATTGGCCATCTATCCAACTCCAGAGGAGAATAAGAAGGAGAAAAAGGATGAGTGATAAATATTATAGGCATGCCATTGTGAAAGATATAACAACTGGAAAGGAATATAAGAGCTATGCTGAGGCTGGTAGAGATCTGGGTATACATAGATCTAATGCCTTTCGTTGTTGTAGTAGTAACTGGCTTGCATACACAACTGGTAAATCTCCAATTCATAAGTGTGCGGGAAATCATATACTTGTGAGTGATATGTAGTCGTGTCAGAATCGATGCTTATAATGGAAAGGAGGTATTCTTATGGACTTTAAAAAGTTAAAGTTTTGGGAGAAGAAGCCGCGTCCTGAAAAGGAAATTGAAGCGGAGTGTCTTCGTCTAACCGAGTTGATGTCAAAAACCGACCCGTTAACCAAAGAGTATACAAAGTACAAGGACGAGTTGAACAGTCTTATGATTACAATGCAGAACCAGCAGAACGTTAATCGTAAGTCTAAGTTCACAGAGTCTGGATTATTTAAGGCTATTGTGTACATCGGCGTAACGTTCGGAGTTTGCCATTGGGAGGACGAAAACAACTTTGTTCGTAAGTGTATGGACAGAGGACGCGATGCCTTATCCCACATGAAGAATGAGAGAGAAGATCCTCTCATTTCCGAACAAAAGGGACAGAAGAAATAATGTTCCGGCTATAGTCGTTGAGTAATCAATGGCTATAGTTTTTGTCCCTCGCGGGATATGCAATGCATATAATGAAGGAGCGGAGAAAGGAGCAAATTTATGGATAATGATAAAAAAATTATAATGAACAAAATAATGTATTTGATAATGGAGACAATATTATCAATATTGTTATTGATTGGTACAGTTATATTGGCGCTTGAAACAGAAGTATTCTGTGCGATATTAGCAGGAGTCGGCGTTTTAGCCAGTATATCGATGGTATTGATTGATATATATACGGTTAATGTACTGTTAGATGATATTATTATTATGGTAACTGAAAATAAATAAATTATATTTCAATCCGCTCCTATAGTTTTTGTCGTATTAGAATCGATGCTTATAATAGAAGGAGCGGAGAAGGAGATTAATATGATTACAAGTAAAGACGATAAAAAGATGATAAAGAATTATGTATGTATAATAATACATGAAGTTGTATTAGCAGTATTAATGTTAATTGGAATAATATTATTAACAATAGCTAAGAAATACGTAATAGCAATTTTGCTTGGTGTTGGATTAATAGCTAAATTATATAATATTAGATATGAATACAAATTAATAGAAATAACATTGGATATACTAGAACTAGATTCTGTTAGAGATTATATATTAAACAAGAAGTAAATAATATTTCAATCCGCTCCTATAGTTTTTGTCCCTATATTTTAAAATCGTGCGCTCGCGGATCGTAGGCTATAGTGAAGAGAGATAGTCCCACTATCCACTCTTTATATTTTTAGTCTTTTGAAAGGAGATTAATATGAAAAGAAAATATACCAATGAAGGAGCATTTAAGAAAGATCTCAAAGACGAAATAGCTAGACGATTACCCGAATCTATAGTTACATTATTAGACCCAACTTATATTCAAGGCATACCCGACATTGCTGTGTTTTATAAAGATAGATGGGCGACTCTAGAAGCTAAAGTCGACTCAAAAGCAACACATAGACCTAATCAGGATTATTATGTTGATATGATGAACAACATGAGTTTTTCAGCTTTTATTTATCCTGAAAACACAGAGGAGGTATTAAATGCTTTGGAACAGTCATTACTCGGTTAAAGAAGGAAGTCATGCTTTCTTAGGTGCATCTCAGTATCATTGGTTAAATTATGATAAAGATAAATTAGTACAGTCATATAACTCATATATGGCAAAAGAGATAGGAACTAAAAAGCATGAGTTGGCTAAACAATTAATTGATTTAAAAGTAAAATTACCAAGAACTCGTCAGACATTAAATATGTATGTTAACGATGCAATAGGATTTGGATTAACTCCAGAACAAGTATTATACTATTCTGAAAATGCGTTTGGTACTGCCGATGCTATAGGATTCAAGAACGAATTCTTAAGAATCCACGATTTAAAGACAGGTGTTATACCAGCGCATATGGAGCAATTAAAAATATATGCAGCATTGTTTTGTCTTGAGTATCGTTTTAAGCCTGGCGAAATACAAATGGAATTGAGAATATATCAGAACGATGATGTAGCTATATGCAATCCTCAGGCAGATGATATATTACCTATAATGGATAAAATAATAGAATTTGATAAGGTGTTGAGAAGTATTAAGGAAGGATAAATATGTATAGCGAAGAATATTTAGAGCATTACGGAACTCCTAGACATTCAGGAAGATATCCTTGGGGTTCCGGTGACGACCCTTATCAGCATGGTACCGCATTTTTGGGTTCTGTGCAAAGATTAAAAGATAAAGGTTTGACAGAAAAAGAAATAGCAGAAGCGATGGGTTGTAAGTCTACAGTTGAGTTAAGAGCTCGTAAATCTATAGAACTTGAACTTGCTAGAAACAATAGAAGAAGTCAGGCTATTAAGTTAAAGGAAAAGGGTTTATCTAATACTGCTATTGGTAAACGTATGGGAATCAATGAATCATCGGTTCGTTCATTACTAGATGAAGACATTGCTAAACGTATAGATAAATCTAGTTCTACTGCCAATATGTTGGAAGACCAGTTTAAGGTAAATGGTAAAAAGTATCTTGATATTGGTGATGGTTCCGAAAAGACTCTTAAGGTTACTAAGAATACAATGACAGTAGCAGTAGAAAGATTAAAGCAGAAGGGTTATCAAGTAATGTATGTGCAAGTTAAACAAGCTACTACTAATAAACCTACTTCTGTTAAAGTATTAGTTCCACCTGGTACAAAGTATAAAGAACTAGTAGATAATCAATCGGATATTAAACCAATACAAGATGTATATACTACTGATGCTGGTAATACATGGCGTAAAATTGAAGATCCTGTGAGAGTTGCTAGAAGTCGTATTTATGTTAAACATGCAGAAGAAGGTGGTAAAGAAAAAGATGGCCTTATCGAGATGAGACGTGGAGTTCCTGATATAGATATGGGAAAGAATAACTACGCTCAGGTACGTATAGCTGTTGAAGGCGATATGTATATGAAAGGTATGGCTGTATATTCTAACGATATTCCTGATGGTTATGACTTTGTCTATAATACAAACAAATCTATTAAGAAAACAGATAAAGATATATTCAAGCCAATGTTCGATAAAGATCCTAATGAGGCATTCGGTTCTATAGTATGTCAGAATCACTATATAGATCCTAAAACAGGCAAAGAGAAGTTATCTGCACTTAATATAGTTGGCGATGATGGTACTGAACATATAGCTGGTGCTTGGGCGCAATGGTCAAAGGACTTACCATCACAGTTTTTAGCAAAACAACCTGTGCAAACTGCTAAGAAACAGTTACATCTAGCATTGGAAGAAAGAAAAGCTGAATTCGAAAATATTAAAAAGATTACTAATCCTACAATTCGTAAGAAAGAATTAGAGTCTTTTGCAGAAGATTGTGATTCAGCAGCAAATGATATGAAAGCAGCACCATTTCCTAGACAGCAGACACATGTAATTATACCTTTCCCTAAGATGAAGGATAATGAAATATATGCTCCAAACTATGAAAATGGTGAAGAAGTAATATTAGTAAGATTCCCGCATGAAGGAACGTTCGAAATACCTAGATTACGTGTTAACAATAAAGTTAAAATAGCTAGAGAAATATTAGGAGATGCACCTGATGCTGTAGGTATTAATCATAAAGTTGCTGAAAGACTATCTGGTGCCGACTTTGATGGAGATACTGTATTAGTTATACCTACAAAGAATCAGAATCTTGTAAATAAGTCACCATTGGAAGGTCTTAAAGACTTTGATACAGGTATGTATGAATTACCAAAGTCTGACCCTAAGTATGATAAGACATGGAAGAAAGGTAGTGCCATGGAACATAAGAACATGGGTATTATCTCCAATCTTATTACAGATATGACTATACAGGGAGCATCAGATGATGAACTAGCACGTGCAACTAGACATGCTATGGTTATCATAGACGTAGGTAAGCACCACTTAGATTACTGGCAGTCTGAAAAAGATAATAATATTAAAGAATTAATACAAAAGTATCAGATGAAAGACAATGGTAAAGCAGGTGGAGCTGGAACATTACTATCAAGAGCTAAGGGTACTCAAAGAATAGATGAAAGAAATGTATATGCACCTATAAATCCTGAGACAGGTGAGAGAATCTATACTAAATCTGGTAAAACTCACTGGGATAGTAAGAAGAAACGGATGGTACCTAACCAAGAGACTGTTACTAATATGTCTATGGTTAAGGATGCACGTGAATTAATCTCTAAAAATGGTTCTATAATAGAAGAAGTATATGCTGACCATGCCAATGCACTAAAAGCTATGGCTAATGAGGCTAGAAAAGAGTATGTAGCTACTGTAGAGCCTAAAGTAGACCCTATAGCACGTAAGAAATATGCAAAAGAAGTACAAAGTTTGAAAGAAAAGCTTGACAATTCACTTTCTAAGAGTCCTTTAGAGAGACAAGCACAAATAATTTTCAACGAATATTGGAAAACTAAAGTAGCTGACAATCCAGAATTACTAACAGATAAGTCAAAACAGAAAAAAGAAAAGGCCAAATTGATACAAATGGCTAGAAATCGTGTTGGTGCTGGTAACAAACAGTTTGAAATTACTAATCGCGAATGGGATGCAATTCAAGCTCATGCAATTAGTGCTTCTACATTAACTCAAATATTAAGATTTTGTGATAATGATCAGCTTAAAGAACGCGCAATGCCAAGAGATTACAAAACAAAGGTTTCTGCAGCTCAAGTTAGCAGACTTAGAGGAATGGCTAGACGTGGTTACACTCAGGCTGAGATAGCTAAAGCACTTGGAATTAGTGTTTCAACTGTTAATGAATACATCAATGAATAGAAAGGATTAAAAAGGTAATTAAAATGACTGATGAAACTTACAGAATTACTACAATTGACAATCCTTTTAGTCCTTTTGATGAGTTTGATAAATGGTATTCTTATGACATTTCACATGGATACAATACTGATGCTGCTATTGCTAGAGAACTTGTTACTAGTGATGCACTACCAGAAGACATCCAGAATCAAGATTGGAATGATGCATTAGATGCTGTTATCAAGAAAGATTTCTTAAAGATTAGAAGGAAAGTTAGACAAGAAGATTACGCTGACAACGCTTGGCACCCTGTGGATATTGCTAAGCATTTTGGTACTGCATAACTTACAAAGCGTCGAAAGACATAGGGGGGGGGTCAATTCCAAGCATACCCCCTTTCTAAT